AGTACTTTTGGAGTGGTTCTTTCACTCCAAACTCTTTCTAGAATGCAGCACCGACAACAGCAGCATGAGACCTAGATTTTCCTTGATTTTCCCGTGCACCGGCCGAAGGCCTAGGTAAGCACCTGGGAGGAAAATCTAGGTCTCATGCTGCTGTTGTCGGTGCTGCATTCTAGAAAGAGTTTGGAGTGAAAGAACCACTCCAAAAGTACTTTGCGTGTTTATCTCTGATGTCATTGGTGATAAAGTCTCTAACGATGCGAACTATAAATAGAGGCGTTTCTGTTGTGTAGATCTTCAGTATGGATTGTTCAGCGGACGGAAAATTTAAACGTTTGGATTGTTTGTGTTACTTTTGTTTACTTCCAAAATTGCCAACACCAGTAGTGAGTATAGTTCCGACGATGAGTTCGAACGAGGATTCGTGTCAATCTCTAAACGGCGAGGATCCGTTGAGTTCGGCTCCAGCGAGTCCGGCGACGAGTCAACATGGGCACAATTTAAGCGATTCCGAGGAGACGAATTGTACCGTCGTATTGGCACAGAATCCCCTGCCCGATACACAAGAAGTCGAGTCAATGTTCCAAGAGGATCACCGGAACGTGTCAGTACATTTCGCGGAAGAGACAGTGACTCCGGCTCGGAAGAAGAAATCTATACTGAAACGGACGATGAAAAAGAAAACAACTCCCAAAGTGACCACGGCGAAGAAGATGTTGACACTGACTCATCAGCAACAGATATCAGTGTGGGAACGGCAAACCAACAACTTTATGGCGTTCCTGTTTCTCGTCTGGACTCCTATGCAGACCGTTCACCTTCTCCAGGACCTTCTACTGCATATCGCTATTGTAGCGAGGAAAACCCAAAATGTGGACCTAAAAAAGCAGTGCATCCGTTGGGGGGAAGGCTTGGCGATCGTCAAGCAAAAGCTAGGAGCCAATTACGAAACAGCATCGTGGGCCTCCTTCAGCGAGTGCCTCCGAAGTCTCGCATCTTACACGACATTTATCTGCTACCCGATTCCCAAAGAAATATGGAGCATCTTGATCGAGCGATACGAGGAGCTTGCCGCAACTACACAAGCGGTAACCGACAAGCAGCTCTTCAGTTTGTCTGTTTCCACAAAACCCACCTCCACGTCGTGCACGACTGTACCTACACTTCTTCCACGTGCAGATGTGCCTTCACCCGGAACATCCAAGACGAGCTCGGCGTGCGCTACACCAAACGGTGGGTTATTCGACAATATAGATTCGGATCAGAACGGGTCTACAATACCTTGCTCTATTTCCAAAAAACTGGGCGACAAGCTCTGTACATTCAAATCGGAGGGCGCATTTGGAGACACGGTTGTGAAATTGGACCTAATCCCCTATTCGGCGGCGGCGACAAAGTCCAAGAAGGATTGGTGGAGCGAGGCGAGTTTGCGGACAACGGTGACCTTTCAGCAGAATTCGGCATTGGCGATTGCGACCGAGGCCTACACGAAAGCAATCATGGACCACTTCCAGAGTCAACAAGTGGGACCACTGTCGAAAGATACTCACTACCAAAGGCAATCCTCGTTTGGTTACGGCAACATCCAGCCGCGCCGCTGACATCCATACTCCAAACTCGTCACTGGTCGGAGTCGAAATTCGGTACGAAAGTACTACGGACCGCGCCCCTACTCACCAATCTCTTCAACAATTACGCCCTTGAACTCATGGATGCTTCCATGGTCGAACTTTTCGAACGCTATTCATCACTCGAGCATACGAATTTAATTTTTGCCGCTCCACTCGGTAACATTCAGGAAACCTACTATACGTTGGACGAGTCCGTTGTAATTTTGGAAAAATTGCTACTCTATCAGTATCGTGATGATACGGAAATTGTGGAAATTTTTCTCCAGGATCTATATGACGTACTCGAAAAACGTATAGCTAAAAAAAATACCTTTTTTGTTCTCTCCCCATCGAATGCTGGCAAAAATTTTTTCTTCGATTGCATTGTACATTTTTATTTGAATTTCGGTCTGATCGGTAATTTTAATAAGTACCAAAATTTCCCTTTACAAGAGTGTGTTCACAAACGTATTCTTCTGTGGAACGAACCACAAGCTGAGCCTAGTGCTTTTGAAACTCTGAAAACGTTACTCGGAGGCGATCAGACCGTAGTTCGAGTGAAATATCAAGGTGATGCAACGGTGGGTCGAACACCGGTTATTATTCTCTCAAATCACAACATTTTTCCCAACGACGCTGCATTCGTCAATCGTATGTTTGTATACGAATGGCGAACTGCTCCGTATTTGGCACAATATCGCAAAAAACCACACCCTATGGCTACATACTTGCTTTTTAAAAAATATAAAATAATCAAACCAGAAATGTAATCAATACAATATCAAATTTATTGTTTACAATACTTCGAATTCTCTAATTAGTTCTGCTTCTTTAGTTCTCTCTGCCAATTTTTTTTCCAGCCTTGCAGAAGTACTCGAAGACTTCTTATTTGTGGTAACCTTAATAGAACCCCCATCTCCATCCCACATACCGAACACTGAGTGCGGTTGTTCGTAATAGTAGTTGGCATGAGAAGAAAACAGAGCATCTGTTTCAGGCTGGGTAGGTTTTCCGGTCCATTCCGTCGTTCGACGAGACTCTAATTCGATGGAACAATCTACAGCATAGTAGACACAACAATTAACAAAATTCTTATGTTCGGTAGCTGGATTCAATTGGGGTATAGCGCTTAAACCTATGTGCACTTGGGGTTGGACATTTTGACGGGGATTCAATGCCCCATAACGTGGAGCAAAAATACCGTATTTTTCGATTTGAGAATGATAGAAAAATTTACTCTTCGCCATATGATGTTTAACAAGGGGCTCTTTTTGCGTTAGTTTATATTCTTTGGTGCTGACGTCACATGTGGCATCTACAATATTCATAGCGTTCATCATTAGACCGTCCGAGGCGCGATGATAGGGAATACACAGAGGATCCGGTTCTTTAATAACGCCCATGTGAGGTTCATATTCATAGTCCACAACAGTTTCACCAACTGTGGAATGTAGAAGATGACTTTTGACGAATTTGTCGAGTCGGAAATTACCCGCGTCGTGTAGTAATACATCTTTCTTTGTGGCATCATCCCAGTCGGGTTTCGCCATGGAGGTGTTCCTATAGGGTACAGCGTACACCGAATTCGAACGGGGAACACACGTCACACCGGACGCAGGGTCCACGTACCATTTGTCCATGTAGTCGGTGAGACTGATATCTTCGAGACCGGTGGGTATCATGGGCGCCGTCGACTCCGATTTGATTTTTTTGTTCATAATGTGCACGTTGTTGTTCAAACCAATAGCGGTTAACAATATGGGACAATATTCCGAGGTGGCCACTCCAGTTACAGTGGCCCCAATATCGAACCCTGAACGTACACCTAGCACACGAACCTGACATGTTACACGCTTAACCCAAGTGTTCGGTGGCACAGTGGCGTATTCCGCAGAGTCCAAATAGAACGGGAGATAGTCGACGGGAATAAAAGATAGAGGTGTAACTGTGCCCAGGAGACTTTGCTTGGTGTCCAAATACGATGTTACTTGACTGTAACCATACGAATACCAAATACGCGATTTGCTAAACGACGCCGTCCATTGTTGAGAACCGTGGGAATTATTCAAGGGAACAGCACTTGGTCCTCCTCCTCGGCTAGTTCGGGGTTGTTGTCCACTGCCTCCCGTAGGCGGGTCCCCATACTGGGTAGTATCCATACGCTCATCCGCAGGCATAGTTTCACTGTTTGTATCGCTGCGAGGTAACTTACTAGCAGAAGGATTATCCAAATTAGGGTCGTTATTTTCCGAATTTGAAACTCCTCGCTTGCGTGTAGCTGATTCAGAAGCTGGGTTTGCTGTGCTTGATTCTGTAAGATTTCCAGGAGCGGATCGTCCATACTCCGTGTCGTGCAAACGGTCACATTCGGCGCTTGTATTTTCACGAACGCGAACAGCGTCTTCGGAAGCACACCAGAGAGCGTACGGCAATGTAGACCCGGAGCGTTTGTATTCGGCAGATAAAGCACGTTGCACAACACTGTACCGGTATTGATAGTATTCCTTCGGACGTTTAACTGTAGGCTTTGGACCCGGGGGTTTACGCTTCCTCGGTGCCATCGTTGTTCTTCTTACGTTTTATACCGGCCATGGCCGAACGTTGCGCAGTACTAGCACGTAATTTGGAAGGCGCTGGATACACAGTTCCCGTAACGGATTCGAGTAACGATTTCAAACCGAGTCCTGTGTAACCGACAAGCGAACTAAACTCCGTAGGATGCTCGAGAAACTGATGACGAGCCTCTGCATCTGCTTCTTTTATATGATCCTCTGTCCAGGCATGCGCATAAGCATAATCGTGCTGTTGCGCAACTTTATCGGCGTTCGTTGTAGGTTCTCCGTTGTCGAGAGGATTGCCAGGCCCCATATAATTATGCCCGGGCCACAAAAAACCGCCACGTCGACGTCGTTGTTGTTGCGTGCTAGCACGATGTAATCCCATTAAAACATATGGTCCTTTATTCGTTTGCCACGTTTTGTATCGCTTATCCGGAACACTATACGGATTCACCAGAGACGATGTTGTAGACATTGTTGTAACACTCCCGAATGCCACTGGTTTTTCTACGCGTTTTACATTTGTTTTTTTCGGTTTGGCCTTGCCGCTGGAGGGTTTTTTTATCGCTTTTATCTGAGCACTATTATTTACAGATGACATGTTTAAGCACACAAGCCAACTCACTAATGAGTCCTCGAGGCTAACAAATATATTGCGTTATCACACGCCACGACCTTGAGATGACAAATACATGGAGTACTTTTGGAGTGGTTCTTTCACTCCAAACTCTTTCTAGAATGCAGCACCGACAACAGCAGCATGAGACCTAGATTTTCCTCCCAGGTGCTTACCTAGGCCTTCGGCCGGTGCACGGGAAAATCAAGGAAAATCTAGGTCTCATGCTGCTGTTGTCGGTGCTGCATTCTAGAAAGAGTTTGGAGTGAAAGAACCACTCCAAAAGTACT